CTCCAACTTAACCTCGTCTTGTAGGTTAAGGAGTTCCATAATTTTAGACAATGTTTCTTGTGATTTCATATTATATTAAATCTCGTTAAGTTTATCTCTCTCTCTTAATCGTTGTACGATTTTATCAGTTGAACCTAAAAAACCTGCCGAACCAATATCTATATTTAATTGTTTTAGTTTGGCGTTTAATTTGTCAATCTCTTTTGAGTCACCTAACAATTTTTGTGCTTGTTTGACTTTTGTTCGGATTTGTTCTTCGCCTTTACGGATTACTTCAAAGTCCTTGCGGAAATCTTTAATTTGCTTGAGTTTTTTTTCAAGCACACGAGCATCACCGTTAATGTTTACTTTAGCTCTATAAAGCGTTCTTCCTATCTCACTCGCTAAATCCATAGCCTCTGCATAAACCTCTTTCGCTTCGGATTTCCAGTTTTTAGCATCAGCAACAAGTTTATCAATGTCTTGGTCAACATTCAGTTCAACCTCGTGTTGTGTCAACTCCACCTTTGAGAGCTTTGCGAATACCGCCTTTTCAGTTTTGCCTTGTTTCATAATATGTTAACTATATGTATTTGTTAGTGTTAGTTTTCTTTCAGTTTGCTTTCAGCCCATCGTAAAGCACTCTTACCGCCCCACAACAAATAACTGATATACCCACAAGAAGTCGTATCGCCTTCATCATAATATCCTTGCGCTCTACTCAAGTAACTATACATTCGTTTAATCGTCTCTTTGGAGATTGGCTCACCCTTTGCTAACTGCTGCGCTCTTACCTTGCCGACTTGTGTAGCACACTTGTTGTTTACCTTCTTGTTTAACTCAATACCCCTTTTAGCGTTGTTGCGTACCGAAGTGGGGTAATCTGAATAAGTCTCTAATTCAGTACGCTTACCCTTTTTTGTGCGGAGGTCGTTCTTGATGATAGCCTTGATAGCGTTCAGTTGCTCTTCTGCTTCCGCCTCTTGCAACTCTTCCTCACTAATAGTGTGTTTAGATGCCTCTACCTTGTCTACAAAGTAGCCCTCAATACTAAAGCCCTTGACCTTGCCAGACTTCACATAACCTTCCCACAACTCATCGTTGAGAATCTTCATACTCACCATCCAAGTACCTACGGGTAGTTCCATACCATACATACGGCTCTTGTCTTGTTCGCCTTCTATGATCCAACTCTCTACAACGCTTGTGCCTTGAACATCCATCTGGTGTTCTAAGGTGGCTTTGTTTTGGTTGCCGTTGATAAAGAACAATTCACTTGCCTTTCTTACCGTGTCTTGCGAGAAGTAGATGTAGTATTCATCCTCTCCGTTTCTGCGGTAGATAGGTTTGTTAGGAATAAGTGCTGCACCCATTAGGATGCGCTTCTCCTTGTCAATGGTTTTTAACTCTACTCGTGCCTCTTCCTTTAGGGCTACGAAGTCTTCTTCAATCGCTGGGGACTCTACCACACTAATGGCTTGGATTCCCGCTTGTAGGCTCTCTTCATCCAAGAGCAATTCAACTATACGCATTATCCTATACTTGATGTTTGTACTTTCTTTCTATCTAATTGTTGTTGGGTAGATACTTCACCTCCTACAACATACGCTTTCATAGGCTTACTTTGGAGGCTCTCTAACAACGCATTTGTTCCCGATTGACCTACCACATTAAAACTTGGTGTTCGTGGCGTAGAAGTCATTGCAGAAGGTGTAGGGACATTGGCATCTACATTACCACCTCCACCGCCTCCAGCGTTAAACTGCTGAGCAGCGATAGTCGCTACTTGTGCCGCACCCGCAGCAGCAGCGATACCCGCTTCTACGAACTGCGCTCCCGTAGCCAACTTGATAGGGTTACCCCCAGCAGTAAGAGCCGCAGTAACGGCTTGTGCCGTGTTTACTACTGCTTGGCTAATACCTAATGCCTTATTCACCATAAACGCCTTACGAGCGTTTGCTTCGTTTTGTCCTAAGAATGCTTGAGCCAAGTCATTCAATGCGCCTATAGCATCTCCCGTCATCTGGAGTCGTGCTTGTTGAGTGGCTTGTTCTAACTCTCGTCTCTTTTTAGCCTCCTCACCTTCTTGAGCAGTACGCTCTGCATTGAGGATGTTGATCTCACTCACCATATCTTGGTAGGCTTGTGTGCCTTCCTTATATAGCCCCTTTTGCTCTTCTAACGATGCAAGTCTGCTATCGTATAGTTGTTGGTTGAGTTGCTCCTCAAGTTCTAATTGCTTAAAGAGGTTGGTCTCTGCATTGATAGCAGCCTCTGCTTGTATTTCTGCTACCTCTTGAGCGTTTTCTTTCTTACTGATTTCAAGGTCTACTAATTCTCTTTGTAGAGCCATCTCATTCATCAACTGCTCACTACGGAATCCCGCTACTTGCGCTTGTACTCCAGAGAGTTCGTTAACCGCAGCCATATACTCTTTCTGGAACTCTATGTTGTTCTCGTCAAGTGCTAACTGACGAGCCTTAGCATCTACTACAGCTTGAGCATTAGCCAACATCACTTGCTCTTGCTCCTCAAGAACTTTAGCCAAGTCTTCATTAGCCTTGATACGCTCCTCAATAGTGAAGCGTTCATCGTCTCTTACTTGTCGTAGTTTCTCCGCTTGTAGGTCGTACTTCTCAATAAGACCTTGCGCCCTTACCTCAGCAATCTCTGCTTGTTTGTTAGTCTCGGTCATTGCTTGACCTTGCTTAACAGTCTCTACCACATAGTTAGAGATAGCCTTCGCTGCCTTCGTAGTACCATCTGCAATCTTTTGCGCTGAGTCATCTACACCCGTAAGGACATCTACCATCTCAGTACCAGCAGCTTTAACGCTATCTAAAGCACCCTTAAAGTCACCAGTAAAGAACTTTGCCATAGCATCTCCTACAAAGCCTAATACCTCAAGCATTGACTGGAAGCGTTCTATGATGTTGTTCTTAATAGCAGTACCCAAAGACTTAACGCTCTCCAACGGATTGTTGAATATGCTCGTAAAGAAGTCTACAAAGCCTCCTACATTAGCACTAATGAACTTAGCAAAGTCGCTAAATGCTACTTGCAAGGTATTGAAGGTGGTATTAAAGAAGTCTACTGTTCTCTGGTTGTTGTCAAACAACTCCTTGAGGATACCCATCGCTTGAAGCAATAGACCAATACCAGCCGCTTTGATCGCAACACCTAATCCCTTGAATCCAGCACCTAACCCTTTGATGCCCTTTTGAGACTCGTTAGCACTCTTACCAATGTCCTTTGTGGTATCGGCAATGTCGTTGATGCTATCCGCAGTCTTATCGGCTTGTTTTTGGGAGTCCTTTAATGCATCAATGAGTTCGTCTAACTTCTTCTCAAGACCAGAAAGGTCTGCTCCAATGATTATGTTCTTCTCTATCGCCATTTGCCTAATGCTTCTTTAAGAGTTCTTGGGTATTGGTACTTGCCTTTGGCAATCTTAATATCCTCACTCTTGTCATTCGTCTCCTTGAGAGCCTTTATAAGATAACCCAACTTACTATACATCGTTAAGCAATTCTAATTGTGCCTCACCTGTAGTGAGGTTTAGTTTCATTTGATTGATGATGTAGTTTCTCTCACCTATCGTCAACTTGTCGTTAATCTTGAGAGCCAACATTAGACCCAAAGGAAGTTGCCCCTTGAACATAAACATCCTTCTGCTCATATCATACAAGTCCGTGATGTAGTCCCTCCAATAGGTGGTGTACAATCCTGTGTTGAACGCTTGAAGGTGGTAAGGGTCTATCTCCGTACCAAAGTTGATGGTTCTCGTTACACTCGTTGGAGATGTGGCGTTGGTATTCCCTACCAACCAAAAGTCCGTGAATGAACTATCATTACCGCTCATATCCACATAGGAGATGAGTTCCGTACTACGGATGCTACCAGAAGCGTAGAAGATTACAGGTGCGCCTATATACGGCTCAAGTTCACGAGTGATGCTACTGCCAACATTTACATCGGTTAGGTCGCCCGTGTCTTGGTCAGTAAGTCTCTCAAACAACATATTATCAAAGCCCACCTCTATATTGAACTCCTCGCCTTCAAAAGCAAAGTCAGCTCGTAGGTCTCCATAGCCAATGTCGTTCTGCAATCGGTACTGCTGCCCTAATACTGCTTCGGTCTCGTTATAGTTGAAACGGATTCTACGATACATCGGTGGTTTATTGATAGTGACCTCTTCCGTATCAATGTATTGTGTAACATCTCTTGTAGTGCCTTCTGCGTACCAATCATCTAATGGTTCTATATCGTATTTACCGTTCCCTGTAGGAACGATGACTAAGTTAAACGCTCTTACCAAACTTCCTACGAAGTCACTTACCTTTTGTTCTGGCATTTGGTCAGCAATGACCACCTCTTGCACAATAGATTGTGGGGCAAGTCTGCCTACCACATCTGCCGTATTCCAACTACCTAAGTAGAAGTATTCCAGGTCAAAGGTCACCGTGCTGATGCTGATAGTAGATGCTGCCCAATCCGAAGGAGGCGAGAACCTAAACTGAATAGTATCACCTACATCTAATGTACCCAACTGAATTACTTGACCACTAACATTGCCTGTATGCTCTCTTGTAGTGTACAACTCATCATTGACATATATATCTATGTTATAGGTAGCCGTAGAGTTCAAGGTGTAGGTAACACGAAGGTTCGTCTCTTGCGCTGCCGTGATGGTATACTTCTGCGTCGTTAGGTCATAGTCACCTGTAGAGTTTTGAGTGAAGTTGATGACTTGAGAAGGGAAGCCGTTAGGTTGGTCTTTGAACATATACCCTGCTCGTCTATGACACCACATAAACAACTTACCGAAATCGGTAGAGCCAAAGAAGTCACTCTCAAACTCTACACCATATTTACTTTGGATAGCATCTATGATAGCCTTTAACTTGATTGCAGGTTTAAGGTCGTAGTAATGAATACCGTGTCCGTGACCGCTTGAGTGCCAAGCAATGTTATCCTCCGTCTCGTGTCCTGTATTTTTGCTATTGTAATACCATCTATCGCTTGGAGAGATAAGAGGGTATATAATAGAACTGCTCGTTCCAGAGACATAGGTACTTAGACCTGCTTGGATATTCGTATCGTTGTAGGTATGGTCATAAGCAGATAGGTCAAGGTCGTTGAGGGTATCCTCACCAAAACTATCTTTCAAAGAGGTAACCTTGCTATAGAATCCTACTTGGTAGGCATAGGGTTCACCTCCTTTAATCTGCACACCCTCCAACTCTAACACCCCATTTCTAAATAGGTTGTTGTTCACCTCTATGAACGCATCTGCTTTAATCTTAGCATCAAACCCTCCATAGATGTCTACATTGTAGAAATGCTTGAAGATAGCGTTGTTAGATGTAGAGGCAGGAATGCTAAAGCTCTGGGTAAAGTCCCCAAAGACCTTAGAGATGTCCTTGATGTTTTGTGTACTCAAGTTTATCTCTATGCCCTCGTTTTGGAATAGGTCTGCCTTTTGACCATTAATGTAAAGTTCTACTCTATACATAGCGAGTATCAAATGCTTCTTCTACCTCAATGGTATAGTTGATAGTCTTGTCGTTTACTACCTTCTGCAAGGTTAGAGAACTTGTAGTGACATTTACAGGTACACCATCCAACATCACACGCTCACTCATCAGCATCTGCTCCATAATAGCATCGTAGTCTTCGCCTACCCATCCTGTATTTAGAGTGAATCTCTTTCTACCATTGGTATTGATGCGTTGGTACTTATGGGCAGTCGTGTCGTACGAGAACCCAGAAGCAGAACTGCTACCCATACCTCTTCTATATTCGTTGGTAGTGGTGTTGATGGTAGACTCACTTCTCTTAAAGAAAGTAATGCTCTCCCATACTCCATTCTTGTTGATGAACTGCATCACGCTTGGCGTGAACTTAGGCTCACAAGTAGGATAGAACCTACGAGTGTCAAGCACAGTACCATCCTTATCCAAAAGGTTGAGGTCGTAGTATTGTTGGTATCTATTGATGATTGCACCGCCCATCCAAGAGGTGATGTTTGATACACCACAAGGGATGAGCATAATGCGACCCTCTGCCTGTAGGTTTTGTAGTTGAGACTCTGTAATGGCTACACTTTGTGTCTCATTGGTATCGGTCTTTAGTTGAACCTCAGCCAAGCCGATGTTAGCACACGATAGAGACTCTACCGTTCCACCATCTGCAAGGACTCTGTCCTTATATGCCCATACGATGTCGTAGCCCTCTCCCCATTTACCTAAGTAGATAGGTAGTACCTCGTCTGCATTCTCTTTGATGTACTTAACTGCGTTGACACTTGCATACCCTTTATCCACCTCTTTGTTAGCCGCCTCAATAAAGATGTGGTAGCCGTTAGATGCTTCAAAGATGTCGGTGCTTCCAGAGTCGTTTATCGTTGCTGGAGGATTGGCTTTGTTGAGGTAATTAACCGAGTAGTCTATCTGCACCCAAGCAACGCTACCATCAGGAACATACGAAACACCTGTGGCATCTAATCCACTATAAGCATTAGATAGAGACTCACGCACCATAGGTGCAATGTCAAAGGATACATCGCCTCCTGCGAAGACATCTCTAAACAAAGTGTATTCTGGGTCGGCAGGTCGGCTACTGCGTGACCCTGTCCAAATATATACCTCCATCGTAATGTCAACGATAGAGCTTGAAAGGCTTGAGTAGTTAGCCGTAATGTATATAGGGCTTCTTGCCCCTACTAAACTTTGTGGTGTGATTACACTCATCGCTTGGTAAATCTTAAAAATTCATCTACATCCATAGAGACTGCCTTCAGCACTTCTTCTGGAAGTTTCTCAAACTCTAATCTAAATGGTGCTTGGAAGAACTCACTCTTGGG